TGCGCAAAACTGCATCCTTGCGAGCCGCCAAAAGCATAACTGCTTGATTGTTTGCCTCAGTATCGGTTTGAACTAGCAAACCATCTCGAACGCCTGAGTGCAGGAAGTAAGTGTCAATTGAGGTTTGGTCGCTAACATTCTGAACAGTACCGCCCGAACGCTGAACCGAAACGGAGTTCACAATCAAAGTGTCATCGTAGGCAAAGTCAATGCCCTGATAGAAAATGCCCGAACCATCATCGGCGTAAACAACAGGCGTTGAATCTGCCTTCTTGCTGACATCTGATCGGGAAAGGTAATTTACCGTTCCTGATGAATCAAGATAGAAAGCGCCAAATTCAGACTTTTCAACTAATTGAATTGCACCAAGCACATCGCGGTTGGCGGTGCCAGGGTCATTTTGAAGTTCTGAATCGCCTGTTGAAATTGCCCGTTGGGATTGAGGCCAATCAACTAAATCAAGAAAGTTGGTAATGCGTGAACCCGACAATTGCCCCGCCGATGCGCCCGCCAAGGTGGTAACGCTGACACCGTTGAAGAATCGAAATCCATCAACGCATTTTAGGGTGACACTTGAAGTTTCGCTTAAACCTACTTTGAAATTTGTGTCATAGCTTTGAATGTAACCCGCAAAAAGTGGGTACTGAACGCCCTCATACTCGCCCCAAATGCGGATTTTACGCAATGGAACTAACTTGCCGTAATAGGGAGATGCGGGGTTGGAAGGATTGTAAGCGCCCGTGCTATCTTCAAGAACAACTGTTGCGGTTCCCGCTTCAAACTTGTCCAAGATACGGTTTCGACCACGCCGAATTCCAACGCGTAAAATAGTGTCTGAAATGTCGGCGCTGTCATCGGCATCAGCTAACTGACCCGTGCCAAGTTTGCCTTTAATTGCATCGCCTAAAGTGAAAGCAGTTGAAACAAAGGCAGGGCCATTGGTGAAGTCAATGCTTGCCTTGAGTTGTGGTAGCCCCGGCATTAGATGGAAATCGCAGACAATGTGATTGACTTACCTGATTGTTGGAGTCCAAGAAGTTGATCGCGAATTACTGCTACCAAATCGCCTTCGCTGATAACGCTGCCGCCAACATTAACGGTGATGTTTGAACCACCACCCATTGAACCCATTTGTGAAAGCGGGATTACCGCCTCAGGGCCAGCCTCGCCAATTAGAGAAAGAGTTGGTGAAGTTACGATGCCACCTGCTGCTAATGCGAGAATTGACCCTCTTGGTGGCACATATACAGGTTCCCCGCCACCACCAAAGCCAGGTGGCAGAATTTTTGGGATTTCAGGTGGAATTACTGAGGGTGGAATTACAGGCGGTGTGATGACTACTGAATTGGCAGCGCCAACTGCCGCTGCGTAAGAGGCGGCTGCGGCTGCTGCCGAAAACCAACCAACGGCAGCGGCATCTGAACCTGCGGTGATGCTTGGATCGTAAGTAAATGTGCCTTCGGAAATTTCTTTGTAGGCTTCAACGCTACCGTAAGCGGCTGTCCAAGCAGTTTCGGATTCAACAGGTGCGGCAAGAAGGCTTGGGTCATAACCAAATTCCTCAAGAATAAGGGCAAGATATTTTTCGGTTTCTTTCTTTGTCAATCCCCATTTGTCACCAAGGGCTACAATTTCAGTTAAATCAATTTTGCCATCATCGGCGGCAGCAAAAGCATCTGAATACTGTGTGACTTCTTTTCTAGTAAATCCCCATTTTTCTTGGAGTTTAACAATTTCAGATTCAGATAAATAGCCATCATTTATCGCTGTGAAAAAGTCAAGATACTTTGAAGCCTGCTCATAGGTAACGCCCCAAGTTTCAGCTAATTTGGCAACTTCATCGGCGCTGACTTGATTATCTCGAACTGAGATAACTGTTTGAACATAAAGTTGCGCAGCATTTGTGGTGATTCCCCACTTAGCGGCAAGCAGTTCAAACTCGGCAGGCGTGATTTTGGCATCACTAAGGGCGGCGAGAATGTCATTGTAACGCATCGCAATTTCGGCTGATGCCTTTAATGACTCAGCTTCAACTTTGCGAGCATTAACAAATTGCGCAAGTTTTTCTTGTTCGGCAAGGATGCCTTGTTTAACTAAGTTTAGGCGAGCCGCTTCAAGTTGAATTGGGTCATCTTCAGTAGTTGGTTTTGCGCCCATCTTAGTAAGTTTGGCAATTGCCTTGAGGCTTTCTGCTTTTTTCTTATCCGTAGCCGCAGTATCAGCAGCGGATTTCTTATTAAGCGCGGCGGCCTTTTTAGCAGCAGCAGCCGCAGCAGCAGCCGCAGCAGCGGCAGCAGCTTTTGCTTTTTTATCTGCGGCAGCAGCAGCCAAGGCACCAGCGGTAGCGGCAGCAGCAGCCAAGGCAGCACTCTTTTTGCCTTGTTCATCTAAAATTACTGCCTGAGAAATAAGTGCGGCATTTGCGCCTTCAACCGACTTTGTGACTTTATCCATTTGAGTATAGAAAACAACCGCTGCGGCTGCTCCTAGAACAAGGCTTGCGCCTGCGGTAGCAAAGCCTGTTGCAATTGCTGCTTTGCTTGCAGCGGCGGCTTGAATGTTTAAGGCAGTTGAAACTAGACCAATTGCTCCAACCAAAGCAGTAATTCCTGCAAAGATTTTAGCTCCAACAAATATGCCCGCAAGGATTGCGCCAAATACTTTAAGTGTTTCAATGTTGCGTGAGATGAATCCAAAAAATTCACCAAGTTTAACAATAACTCTTTGCAGAACTTCAAAAATACTTTTTAGGCTACTAGCAATTTTATCTTTGTTTGCATTTGTCCACGCTTGAAGTTGAGGAAGCAAAGTTGTTTGTAGATAAGTTGTAAATTCTGCAACAACGGGAAGTAAAGCCGTTCCAAGTTCTGTTTTTAGCGCCTCAATTGCATTTCTAGTTGCTTGAAGTTGGCCTTCAGGCGTATCCCTTAACGCCTCATTAAATCCTTTATATGTAGAATTTAGAACTTTAACAATCGCGTTGGCGCGTTCTGCTTCAGTTCCATTTGAAATCAATTTTTTGGTTTGCTCATCAAGAACAAAACCAGCCCTAGTCAATGCGCCAAATTGCCCGTTCAATGCTTGGGCAAGGCCATTTGTCATTGATTTGAACTGATCGGAAGCGGCGGTTGCGCCCTTTTCTGCTGTTACATAATCTAAAATTGCAGGAGTTAAAGATTTGATTGTTGTAGCTTGTAAATCAAAAGTTGCTAATTGAGATTGAACAACTGAGATGTTACCGCCTGAAACAACGCCAATGCGCTCCAAGGCATCTGCCTGATCGTTTAACGCTTTGATTTGCTCAGCAGTTGCGCCGTTTGTAGTTTCTAAAATTTGGCGCAATCTGTCTTGCTCGCCTTGGGCAGTTATGGCAGCCTTTACTGAATCAACTCCAAGTTTGATAGCAAACGCGGCACTAGCAGCGCCGGCAATAGCAAAACTTTTTGCTGCTTTCTTCGCAAAGGCATCAAAGTTCTTGCCTAATTTACCAATATCTCTTGCCGCTGCCTTTGAACCCTTGTCAGAGTATTGGCTAACTATTCGGGCTACTACTGCGCCAATTGCCATTGTTTAGCCCTTTCCACTTGTATCTAAATGCTGCTGAAGTGTTTTCTTTGCATCATCAAGCGCATTTGAAATTTTCTTTTCAATTTCGGATTTGTTTTTATCAACAACCGACCAAATAAGGCGTGAGGCTTTACCAAACCAATTAAGATTTTCAATAAAGCGACTACTGCCACCCAAACGCCCGCCAACTTCAAAGATGACACCTGCGGCTGATTTGTTAAGCAAAGCGCCTGCTGAAGTTGTGTAATCAGCACGAACTTTACCTTGGGCGCGAGTTGAAACAATGCCTGTTTTAATTGCGCCAGTATCCCAAGCAGGCCAACCTTTACCACCGCGAGAAGTCTTGCTTGGATTTGTTGGTTCAACTTTACGCCAACCGCGCATTGGTGTATCTGATTGCGAACTACCAATTTTATCAACTTTATTTCGAGCTTCATCTCTTGCGCCGCGAAGTTCAGCAGAAATCACTTTGTTAAAGCCCTTGACGGCATCTTCATCAAATTTCTTTAATGCCGCCAAGGTTTCTTTAACACCTGTCAAAACAAATGCTTTTTCAGCCATTATTTACTCCGCGCTTTGTTGCGTTCTTTAATGTAGGCAACGATTGCTTCTAAGACACCATCGGGGGCATCTATTAAAGCAGTTGGGGATAAGCCCGACTCCACCGAAATTGCTGCTATTGAATAAGTCAGGCTATCTCGGTGGATTCGGAATTTGGGTCTGTAACAATCTCAACTGAAACTAAGTCATCAAGAAAACCATTACCAAAAGGCTTTACAACTTTGCCGCTTGCGGCAAGAGCTGCGTGGCCTAGGTAGTAGATGTGTTCCAACTTTTGTTCTTCGCTGAGTAGTTTTGCAAACCCTTTGCCAAACTTTTGCTCAAAACCAACGATGATTCGGGGAGTCAGCGAAAAGACTCCCTCGAAACCATCTGTTGTTTTAACTTTTATCTGTAATCCATCCATTATTTTCCCCCTTGTTTAGTTAAGTTGTTGTTTTTGTGATTGCGCCTGAAATTGGCCAAGTAACTGAAGCTGTGGCAAGTTCTCCAACGCCACCGTTAATTGGTGTCCATTCTGATACAAGAACTGAGAATCCATATTGTGGATTTGTTGGGCTAGTTGTTGTGTTTACGGGTTTGATAGCGCAAGTTACGGCGGTGCCAAGCAAAGGATAAATTACTTGTTCAACGCTTGATGTTGCGAAGTCTTGGTGAAACTCGAAGGTCGCAGAATTGTCAGCTAGGCCGGCAACCCGGGTCTTTGCAACCTGTCCGAAACTGGTGGTTTCAACAATATCGTATGAAGTTGAAAGACTTATGCTGCTGATATGGTCGCTGAGATCGTTTGTACCAAATACAACATAAGCGTTTGTTAGAACCAATCTTGCCATTTTAGATTATCGCCTTTGTGATCGCGCCTGAGATAGGCCAAGTTACTGATGCTGTTGCGAGTTCACCAACTCCACCGTTAAGCGGAGTCCACTCTGAAACTGTCGCGGAAAAACTGTATGAAGGACTACTAGCACTTACCGTTGAAGTTGGTGATACCACAATTGTAGTATTAGTTCCTAAAAGTGGGTAGATGGTTGCTTCAACATTTGAAGTTGCGTAATCCTGGTGGAATTCCAAAGTCACCGAATTATCTTGCAAACCAGCAACGCGGGTTTTTGCCGCTGTTGAATTAAATGCTGATGTTTCGACAACATCTGTGGACATTGCAAGCGAAACTGAGGCAATATGATCGCTCAGATTTACTGAGTTGATTGTCACCTTCGCATCTGTTAATACGATTCTTGCCATTTATTTGGCTCCTTCTTGAATTGTTACTGGTTTGATTGACGGTGTTGAATCTGACTTGATATGTGCGCCTTCAATGAGAGCATCAATGTTGGCACCTGCTTCAAGTAGTTCTTTTTCGGTGAGAGTGTCACCTTTGCTTTTTCCGCAAACCTCTAAATC